TTGAGGAAGCACCTGTCCGCCAAACTGGTTCCGTGGTTGCCCCCGCTAGTCGGAGTGCAAAAAAACCACGCAGAGTGCAATTAACCTCAACACAAGTCGCTCTCGCCAAGCGTCTTGGCCTCACGGCAGAACAATATGCGGCGCAACTCTTGAAGGAGGCATCTAATGTCTAACAGAACCCCACGCTCTAATGAGTCTCGTGAAACCACAGCTCGTAAGAAAAGCTGGTCAAGACCGACCACACTGCCTGTCCCCGAACCCCGCGATGGTGTTGAATACCGCTGGGTCCGCACTTCTACTCTGGGCAACGCAGATAACACCAATGTGTCGTCTAAATTTCGTGAGGGTTGGACCCCTGTAAAGGCTGAGGACCATCCTGAATTACAAGTGTTGCCGGACATCGACTCTCGATTTGAAGGTAATGTTGAGGTTGGAGGCTTGCTACTCTGCGAGAACTCAACCGAATATGTGGAATCTCGCCGTGATGCTCACGATGAGATGAACGCACAGCAGATTGAATCCGTAGATAATAATTATCTGCGTCAATCAGACCCTCGTATGCCGGTCCTGAAACCGGAACGGTCTACGAAAACCTCGTTTGGTAAGTAAAAAAGTTCTATGGAACTTTGGCGCTTACCGTTTGTTAATGGCTAGATAGAAGGAAGGAACAAGCAAATGTCTTCAACAGCCGCTCCTTTCGGTCTGCGCCCAATCGGCCGCTTGGATAATGGTTCTCAGGAAGTTTTCCGCCAGTATCCTATTGCTTCTGCTTACAACACAAACATCGCAATGGGCGATATTGTGCAGTTGGTAGACGGCGGTACAGCGACCACAATTGAAAAGCAGTCCGCTACAGGTGATGACACAACCGCGATTGATATGGTAGGTATCTTCATGGGTTGTTCATACACTGACCCAAATACAAAGCAGAAAGTTTTCTCTCAGCTTTGGCCTGCAAGCACTGTTGCATCTGATGCAATGGCGTTTGTTGTAGATGACCCGAATGTATTGTTTGCCATTCAGGCAGATGATGCTCCCGCTAATGTGGACGACATCTACGGTAAGAACTGCTTGCTCGTTCAGACAGCACCAAACACTGACCTAAAAATCAGCCGCGTTGCTCTGGACATTTCTGAACTGGACACCGACCCTGAGAACCCAATCCGTGTGATTGACTATCTTGGTGGGCATGAAGGTGACGAAAAAGGCACATCTTACCCAATTCTGGTGTGTAAGTTTAACTACCACCAGCACACATCAACCACTGGTTCTGCGTAAAGGAGTGTAAGTAATGGCTATTTCACGCGCACAACTCCTGAAGGAACTGTTACCGGGTCTTAATGCACTGTTCGGAATGGAATACGAAAAGTATGAAAACGAACACGCTGAAATCTATGAAACTGAGACATCAGAGCGTAGCTTCGAGGAAGAAGTAAAGCTGTCAGGTTTCGGAGCCGCTCCGGTAAAGCCGGAAGGTTCAGCGATTTCCTACGACAACGCGCAGGAATCCTTCACCGCCCGTTACAACCACGAAACTGTGGCAATGGGCTTCTCTGTAACCGAAGAAGCTATGGAAGATAACCTGTATGACGCACTGTCTGCTCGTTACACCAAAGCTCTGGCACGGGCAATGTCTTATACCAAGCAGGTAAAAGGCGCCGCTCTGCTGAACAACGGTTTCACCACTTTCCAGTCAGGTGACGGCGTTACTCTGTTTAACACCGCGCACCCAACTGTTCAGGGTGGTAACAATGCTAACCGTCCAGCAGTTAATGCTGACTTGAACGAAACTTCATTGGAAGATGCAGTTATCAATATCGCCGGGTTCGTTGATGAGCGTGGCCTGTTGATTGCGGCTCGTCCTCGCAAGCTAATCGTTCCACCTGCATTGATGTTCGTTGCAACTCGTCTGCTTCAGACAGACCTGCGTGTCGGCACTGCCGATAACGACATCAACGCTCTGCGTTCAAACGGTTCGATTCCAGAAGGCTATCGTGTCAATCACTACCTGACTGACAACGATGCGTTCTTCCTGACAACCGATGTTCCAAACGGCATGAAGCACTTTGTCCGCACCGCAATGTCAACATCTATGGATGGTGACTTCGATACTGGCAATGTTCGCTACAAGGCTCGTGAGCGTTACAGCTTCGGCGTTTCAGACCCACTGGGCATCTACGGCTCACCGGGCGCCTAGTAATAGGCAAATGCAAT